CAGATGTAAGTCAATTGAGTGGTGTTACCAACCATTTTGTTGTAACCACGCTCTTGTTCTTTGGAAAGAGTCAATTGGTTCCAGATGTGCATGAAATCACCGTATTGACGGTCGATTCTTTGTCCACCAATTTCGACTTCAACTTGGGAAACCATTTGTTCACCAGGGAAATCCAACCAGCGAGCGTAAACATCACCGGAGCTCAAACTTTGGCCAATTTCTGGCAAAGTTACTTGCAAGTACGTGCGGTATGCAAGGTCACCATTACGGCTGATCGTGCAGGTAACACGACGACCGAAATCGGCTTGTCCGTTGAACGTTTGTTCAATAGATTCCATTGCGAAGTTGGTATGACGACGGTAAGTCACCTTCCAGAAAGTAATTTGTGGGTTACCCGTAAGATATACGTCTTGGGCACCGTAAGCTACAAGTTGCATTAATCCACCTCCCATATTTGAGTATTATAATTATAGTAAAGAAAAAAAAATTATGAAAATTGTTTTTTTAATTAAAAAAATAAAAAAAAAATAAAAAAATATATGTTTCGCTAAAAAAATCTTAAATTTTAATATGAAAATTTATTTTTTTCATATTAAAAATGTTTATATAACTAAAATAGAACGATTTTTATAACGTTAATTTTCATTTTTAATGATGGTATTTATATCAAAATTACGTTTCAAAAACATCTTTAAATAACTGTCTAAAAACACTTCTTTCTTCCCCTCATGATTTTTCTTAAATATATATTTATCATTGTCTTTTTTAACAGTCCATCCTTCTTCAAGTGCATTGTATAAAAATCCCATTTTTTGAAGCATTAAATAATCTATATTCTTATGAGAAGGGTCATTATGTGATATTTGTATATTATTCATTGTATGAAAATTAATTAATTTATAAAAGTTTGCTTAAAATATAAATATTAAATAGAAAATGAAAAAAAAATATAACCGATTTCTACTAAATATGTTTTATCATTATAATAAATTAAAAGTGAATTGTTAAATAGTATATATTAAACAACCATATCTCCGAAGGAGTTTTTGACAATAGATTGATTTATGCCAAATTTTAAACCGAAAACGACAAAGGCTATTGAGGTAAATAAAAAGCATATAGTTACATTAGATAGTAAACACTCAGAAATGATAGAAAAATTTAATAATGAGAAAGAATCAATATTGCCTAAATTAGAAGAAAAACTTTCCTATATCAAGAAAAAAATGAAATCCAATGAAATAACTCTGGATGAAAAAATTGAGTTGGACCATGAAAAGAGAAGAATCAAAAAGGAAATTCGAAAAATAAAGAAAAATAAGAAAGAGTATTTGTTAGATAATTCTAAATATATCTTTGGTTATTTTGAAAACAAAAAAAGTATTTCCGAAGGAAATAGTAAAACAAAAGTCCTAAATTCTTTTTTTAAAACAAAAGACATGAAGAAGAAAGACAATGAAGAAGAAAAGAAGCATACAAGTAATTTACATAAATATTTATGTAATTTAGATGAGGGTTTTATAAATATAAATGATTATGTATATCCAAATGACATTTGTAAATATTGTAAGGAAGGTGAAATAATATCAGTAGACAATGAAGGAATTATGGTATGTAATAAATGTGCTAAACAAGTTAAATATCTCATAGAAAATGAAAAACCATCTTATAAAGAACCTCCTAAAGAAGTTAGTTTTTATGCATACAAGAGAATTAATCATTTTCGTGAAATACTGGCTCAATTTCAGGCAAAAGAAACCACACAAATACCCGATGAAGTATTTGATAAAATTAAAAAGCAAATTCGAAAAGAGAGAATAGAACTAAAACATCTTACAAACAAAAAGGCGAAAGATATATTGAAAAAATTAGGTTATAACAAATATTATGAGCATATACCATTTATAAAAGATAAATTAGGTATAAAACCACCTGTTATGAGTCCTCAACTGGAAGAAACACTATGTAATTTATTTATGGATATTCAAGCACCTTATTCAAGAGCCTGTCCGGAAGAGCGAGTAAATTTTTTAAATTATTACTATACAGTGTATAAATTATGTGAATTGCTAGATCAGCAACAGTTTTTACCGTTTTTCCCAATGCTTAAAGACCGTGAAAAGCGAATTGAACAAGACGAGATTTGGAAAAAGATATGTAAAGAGCTAGATTGGGAATTTATTCCTACTATATAAAAGCTGAATGTAGATATAAAGATTATTTAAAAACAAACTCTTTATTACTTTTATTATCCTCAATATGGAAGAACGCGAAAAGATTATACTAACAATTATATTTTATTCATGTATTGTTCTATTTTTTTTTGTCCCAGTTACTTTTATTATATGTTGCAAAAGAAGGATTTATTTTTATGGCAAAAAAGATGAAAAGGTGATAGTAAAATATATTACTACACCAGAACCACCAAGTATTATAACTAATTTTAAAGCAAAGTTTTTAACCAGGAATAATTCAACAGATAATGTATGGTATATGTCTACTCAACCAGATTATAAAAGTTTATTGGAAAGAGAAAATACTAAATATTTGAGTACATCATGTTAGTAAAAATATATGACATAATAAAAATATAATATTATAGATTACATTATAATATTATAGATTGAAATATAATATTATAGATTACAATTGGTTATTATTATTAGTTGCATGTAATTGTTTTATTACATTTTTGGGAAACCAACAAGATTTGCACCGATACCCAAACCAGCACCGGAACGAGCACTTACAGCCATTGCTGGTAGATAAGTGTCTAGGATACTGAAAGTTGCTGCTGCGGTAAGAGCAATTAGAGCAATTTCATCCATTTTAAGAGATTTCTTTGGGATTGCGAAGGATGCAATAGCTACCATCAATCCTTCAACTAGATATTTAATTGCACGACGTACAAGTTCGCCTAGGTCTAACATATTTGCCAAGTTCATCATTTATAAATATTAATTAGAAAAAAAATATATTGTAACAAAGATAATATATCAAAGATATTGTAACAAAGATAATATATATTCGTTAAAAAACTTAAAATAATGTATTTATTATAATTATAATAAATAATATGAATCAACAACATAAAACTGAACCACCAAAAGGTGTTGAAACTAGACTAAATAAAGATGGTACTGTAAATCCTACGTATGTTGATTTATTGGAAGAAGATAAGCCCATTGCAGGACAAAAATTTGCATGTATTTCATTTGTTTCCCCTGAAAAAATTCTTAAACAAAAAGAAGCTTTTATGTTTGAACATTTTTTGAAAGAATGGGATTTTAGAAAATCGATGGAAAAATACACACAATTCCTAAACTTTATTTCATACAAGTATTCTGTTGATTTTGATAAGCTTACAGAAGATTTGCAAGATTTTGTAAAGGATCAGAAGAAAGAACTTACAAATAGCAATATCGAAGATGAATATAAAAACTTTCTCGACATGAATGAGGAAAAACTTGAAAAAGATTTTAACAATCTACATAATTTTCAGACTACTACTCGTGGTATTAAAGTACGTGGTTGTTTCCCAACACAACAAGAAGCAGAACTTAGATGCAAGATGCTTCGAGAACTAGACCCAAACCATGATGTTTATGTTGGTCCAGTTGGTATGTGGATGCCATGGCACCCAGAAGCATATAAGACAGGTCGTGTAGAATATTTGGAAGACGAACTAAACCAATTGATGAAAGAGAAAAAGGTCAATGAAAATAAAGCAAAAGAGGAGTTCGACAAACGAGTTAAAGAAGCAAAGCGTAAAGCAATTGAAGATAATATCAAAAAGGCAAAAGATAGTGGTAATGTATTGACACAAACATTGAACAAGGAAGGTGAACTTGTAAGTGTTCAAAATACCAATACACAAGAAATGGCACTAGGATTGGATGATTCAAAAGAAGTATCTACCGCAGATATTCGAAAAGAATTGTTTGAAGGAGAAAATATTGTAACAGGTAAAACTGACCATGGTCTTAGCGAAGTTGTGAACAAAAATAGTAATGACGACGATGAATCGAAAGAATAAACCATCGAAACAATCAAACATTGTTTCCAAAGAATAAACAAATTTTAAATAAATATTAATTAAATATTAATTAAATAAAAATATATTATTACATTTTTATTTATGTGTGATGTAGTTTAGTTTATCTTATTTTTTATAGACGAAACTGTTTTTCTCGTCAAATGAACCATACTTATTTATTGTATTTTCTAATGGTATTTTTTTGCTGTCTTTATTGTTTTTATTGATTATGAAATTATATAACTCGTTGTCATTATCATTAACATTGTTATATAGCCTGTTTTTAAGTAACAAATCTAAGATACATGCAGTTCCTTTTTTATAAAATATTTTCATGATATGTTTATACCAACCATGTTTTATCATAAGTTTTGTTTTCATTGTAGTTATTGATTTTATTTTATGAAATGATGCATTGAAGAAATATCGATTGAAGTAATCTGGAAATTTACTTTTTATTAATGTCAGTATTTGGTCAACTCTTTGAAAACTTTCTTTATTGGAATCCATTAAATGAAATAACAGTTCAAAAACATTGAATTTTGAAAGTGTTTTCCATCGAAATGGATCATATGGAACTTTAAATTTGTTTATATCATATCCTTTTTCTAGAAATAATAGTAATATATCATATTTGAATGAAAAGTGTCTGCATAAAAGATATGAAAATACATCTGTTGTATATTCATATTTACTCCATAGTTTAGTTTCTTCATACATATCTACTTTCTTTTCGAGCAAGTAATTAATAGTTTCTGTATTTTTTTCAAAGCTTGTATGAGTCATGGCACACCACCATAAATATCCTCTATTACGAAATGAACCATGAATATTTCCACCATTTGCAATAATAAGTTTAGTAAACTCCATGTCATTTCTTGATGTAGTTACGTATAGCGGATTTCTATTGGTTAAACTATTTTCTTTATGTATATCCCATAATCCACTTTTTATCATGTATGTTATATCCGACCTGATATTATTTTTATCTGTATCAGTAAGCGTGCGATTTTTATAATGTATTCTTTCCAATGCTTCTACAAGTGTGTGATACTTACTTTTGTATTTCATATACTTGTTTCGTATAGTTGAAATGTTTAAAAGATTTTCCTTGTACATAAAATTGGTTGTTAAGGCTATCGAAATAGTATCTTTATCATTAAGAAACGATATAATATGTTTTTCTATGTATTCACAAAATAGATTTGTAAAGGTGTTTTGAAAAGTATTTTGAAAGGTTATTTGTTCCAATTCCATGTTTATTTGATGTTTTTGTTTTCTTTTGATGGCGTTTATTTGATGTTTTTTACTTTTTATTGTTTAATATCATAAATTAAATAATAAAAAATCAATTTTATCTTTATGTTTATCTTTGACGGCGTGATTTATACTTACATTGTCAAATAGTAACGTGATGATATTCCTTTGTATTTCAAAATATCCAATTCTTTTGTAGTTGTTGGAAACTCTTCATCACCATAAATATCTTGTAATAATAACCACTCAAATATTCCACCAGAATAAATCATTATATTTTTATTCATTATACCTAATGAAATTAACTGTTCATATTTTTTATATACACTTTCGTCAGTTGAGTTTTCACCGTATATAATAAAAGTCCTTTTATTGACACCACCGCGGTCATAATCTTCTTTTAAGATACTGTTCATATAGGTCGTTTCTTTTTTACATGATATTGTATTTTTGATTAAACAATGTTGCTTATTTAAGTGAAGTGTATTGATAATAACATAATCTTTACTTTTTTCAAAAACTGCTTCTTGCATATCTTCAAAATTTATTTTTTGAATACATTGTGTATTTCCCATATGGATTTTAAGACTATATTAAAATTATAAAATAACTTTATATTCTTCTCTATTTGATTAATAATTTATCATATTACAATAATATTTGTTTTATTACGTAAATTTAACAACAATCTCAACACTTTCTTTTTTAATACTTTTTGTAGCAGATACAGATAGCTCTTCCCGCTTTTTTCGTGTTTTGTTATTTTTAGCATTATTTTTGTTTCCTTTCTTTTTTCTAGAAGAACTATTTCTATTATTCATATCTTTTTCAATTTCGTCATAGTGTGCTTCGATATAATCTATAACTTCGTTTTCAATAGCCCATTTAAAAAAATTAAGTTGTCCAATAGTTGTTTGAATATATGTTTGTTTGTCACTGTTTTCATCACTAAGATAAGGAATTGTGATACGCTCCCATCGACAAAACGGATCAAAACGCTTTTTTGAATATGCTTTTAATTTTAACTTGTAGTCAACATAAACCTTGAATCGAGTATTTGTCCTTTTTAATTGATAAACTGTATAATACTTTTTTGCATAATTTGTAGCAAACCAGTCTACAATACGCAACGATGTACTTGATTCGCCATTAATAATTTTCAACATGTTATTTAGATTATTGTCTTTTTTATAAAACTCCATTAGTTTCACTAGCAAAAGATTGTTCTGTGTGTTGTATGTTGTACTAAATTCGCTCATTTTTAATTTATTATACTTCCATATTAATTTCACTTTAAATTCTTTTATTCGTATGGATTTTTTTCAAAATTTTGATAACTATCACTACGCATGCTGGTTGACGAATTCTCATAATTGCTATTTTTAGGTACAAGAAACTCATCTTGTATTCTAATGTCTTCGATATAGTCGTTATTATTCATAAAGGGATTTCTACTCACTTGTCCGGTCATATAGCGTTCGTTTAGTTTATTATTTAGCATATTACGTTTATTGAACTT